TGACGAGTCGTTGTCCGACGCGGACGCGCTCAGCATGGTGCTTGCCGATGTCGTGATCTCCGAGAAGTTTCTTCAGTCCAAAGGGCGCCCACAAGAGTGGAACACCATAGACGACCTCTACCGCGCGAGCGTTCTGGTGGACTTCTGGCCGAACGGCAAGCCCAAGGCCCACCTGTCGATGCCCGTGGTGCTCGAAGTGGTGGAGACGATCCTTCCCCAAGCACACCTGTCCTTCTTTTCCGACAAGCAGCCGTTCCTCCTGACCGCCAAGGGCAAGACGACGCCCGCCGCCGCCCGCACCGCCGCCAAGGTGCTCTCCTGGGCGCTGAAATGCGCCGGCTTCAAGGAAGAAATCCGCAAGATGCTGAAGTGCTGTTTGCTGTACGGTTTTTGCGTCGGGAAATGGGGCTGGCGGGCCGGCAGCAAGAAGCAGAAGGTTTACAAGCGCGGCGCCGACGGCATTGAGGCGCACACCAGCGACGTTGATATGTCGGAGCCGACGTTTGATTACGTCGAACTTCGCAACATCCTCGTTGATGCCTCTCTCCGCAGCCACGACATTCGCAATTCCCGGTTCGTCGTCCAGCAGTCCTTCGTCACGGCGGAGGACTTGGACGAGATGCGGGAGCAGTTCGACAACATCCCCTCGCGCGCGGCCTTGCGCGAAATCCTCGCCCGCAAGGACGAGCCGACCACCGACAGTATGCGCGGCACGAAGGAGCAGCCCAGCCGCGACCTTCAGGCCGAGCGGCAGGGGGCGGAAACCTCCATCGACCCCCTGAAGCAGCCGCTTGAGCTGCTGGAATACTGGACGAAGGATCGCGTCATCACCGTCCTCCAGCGCAAAATCGTCATTCGCAACGAGGAAAACGAGTTCGACCGCCTGCCCTTCGTCTCCTGTTCCTTCATCGACGTGCTCGGCTCTGCCTACGGCTTCGGCCTCGGCAAGTTGCTCGAAGGGGAGCAGAAGTTCCAGATCGGAACCATCAACGCCTGGATCAACGCCCTCTCCCTCACCCTGTCGCCGGCCTTCCACCGCAAGAAGGGGCTGACACCGGCTTCGCAAACCATCGAACTTGGCCCCGGCAAGGTGGTCAACGACGACGGCGACCTGACGCCGATCCCGATGGTGAACATCACCGAGCAGTCTTTGTTGGCCGTGCAGACCTCTGAGGCGCGGAGCCGCCAGCGCGTGGGCGCCAACTTCGGGGCGGAGATGCCCACCCAGGCGATGCGAACCGCCGAGGGCGTCCATGAGTTCACCGCTGGCCTCCAGGTCCGCCTCCAGTATTTCGTAGAGAACTTCTCCGACCTGGTGTTCGTCCCGGTGCTGGAGAGCTTCATCTGCCTGGCGAAGGACCACCTCACGCCGGAGGAAATCAACAGCATCCTGACCGACGAGGACGGCAAGGTGTTCGAGGGCGAAATCCTCGAAGTCTACAACGGCTACTACGGCATCGAGGCACTTTCCAGCACCAAAATGGCCGCCCGCCGCGCGATGGCCTCGATGGTGCCGATGCTCATGCAGCTCGTCTCGGCGCAGCCCGTCCAAGACTCTCTCGTCCTTCAGGGCAAGAAGGTGGACTACAAGGAGTTGCTCGACCAATTGCTCGACCTCTCCGGCTGGGACGCCCCCGGCCTTATCACGGACATGAGCCCCGCCGACCAGCAGCGCGCCGCAATGGGCAATCCCGCCATGATGAAGATGGCCGCCGACAAGGCCAAGATGGACCAGCAGCAGCAGAACACTTTGGAGCAGATTGAGGCCACGGGCACGGCGCGCGCCGGCGTCCAGGTGGTGCGGCACGTCCTTGACGAGTCCAAGGCGCCCGAGCCGCAATCGCCGCTCCCGACCAGGACGGACAAATGACCGAGGAGCAGGCCAAAGGCCGCGCCGCCGCCATCCAGGCAACCATGAACACCGCCGGCTGGCGCCACATCGTCGCCTTGGGCGAGGAGATCGTGGCCCGCAAAGTCGCCGCCGCCATCGCCGCCAAGAGAAGCGACGACATTCTGCGGAAGCAGGGCCGGGCGGCTGGCGCGCAAGAGTACCACCAGGAATTGATGGATTCCCTCCATCGAGACACACAGCAGTTCCAAGGCTGACACCCCGCCCGGATTGGGCAAGGAGTAGCAAATGAGCGACGAAAAGAGCATCGAGCAGTTGCGAGAGGAAGCAATCGCGGCGAACGCCGCCCAGGCAGAAGCCCCGACGAAGGCCGAAGCCAAGCCGGAGGGCGAGGAGCAGGTCGTCTACGTCCGCGAGATCGACCTTCAGGACGGCTCCGGCGTCCAGCGGTTCGAGGCCGATACCCTCGAAGGGCTGGTGGACAAACTCGCCTCGGCCCAGGAGAACGCCACCCGCAAGATCAGGGAGCAGGCGGCGGAACTGAAGAAGGCCGCGCCCGCCGCCGCCGTCGCACCCGCCCCAATGACCGAGACGGAGCGGTTCCTGCTGAGTCAGGAACTCATGTCCGACCCCGAGGCGGCGTTCAAGAAGATTTACGAGCGGTCTATCGGGCCGACGCGCGAGAAGGAAATGGTCGAACTCCGCGAAGCCGCGCGCTTCGTGCGCGAGGCCAAGGCCAGCAACGAGTTCGTCGAGAAACATCCAGAGTTCCATCCGTCGCCCGCAAACGGCGACAGGATGACCAAGTATCTCCGCGCCTACAACCTGGAAGGCACGCTGGAGAACTTGGAAACGGCTTTTCGGGACTTGAGCGAGAGCGGATTGCTCGAAGCCAAGACTGATTCCACCGCAGATACCACGAACGAGGAAACCGAGCCAACGCGGATTGCGCGCCCGGCGGAGACGGTCAGGGTCGTGCGTAAGGTTGCCTCCGGGCTGTCGGCGCGCAGAAGCGCCCCGGCACCTGCACCGAAGGAACCCACCGAAGCAGACTACCAAAAAATGTCCTTGGACGAGTTGCGCGACAAAGCACTTGCCGCCGTTGCCCAAGGACTATAACCAAGGAACTAGACAATGGCTCTCCCCACAGTAGCCAGCTCAGTGTCTAGCGGTCTGGCCGCATACCCGTCGATTTACTTTGATCGGGTGGCAGTCAGCACGCTTCAGGCAAATCTGGTGTTGTACGACGGCATCGAGAAGAAAATCATGCCCGACCGTCAAGGCGTGGTCATCCAGTTGTTCGACCACTCCAAGATGGCGGCCAACACCACCCCGGTCACGGAAGGCACGCCCTTCGCCGGGCAGGCCGTGGTGCAGAACGTCCGCAGCATCACCCTGTCGCAGTTCGCTGATTACATCAGCATCTCCGACAAGGTGGACCGCACGCAGTTGATTGACCAGGGCACGGCCAACGCCGAGCTGCTGGGCTATCGCGGCGCGTTGTCCGTGGACACCGTGATCGCCAACTCCATCGAAACCGCGCGCGCTGCCGACGCAGCCACGCAGATCGACGTGGCCCACTTGTCCTTTCTCACCACCGCGAAAATCCGTCAAGCGCGCTTCTCGCTCGGCGGGCTGGACATCCAGCCGAAGGCCAACGGCCTGTATTTCGGCGTGACCCATCCCCTGACGGCGTTCGACTTGGTGAACGAGAACACCGCTGGCAGCTTCATGGACCTTCAGAAGTACACCAAGGACATGAGCGGCCAGGGGGTCAAAAACAACAGAATCGGTGTCGTCGCCGACGTGGAACTGTTCACGTCGAGCGCGGTGACGCAGGCCTCCAACTATCTTGGAGGCGGCGCGGTCGGATACTCGACCACGATTCTCGGCAAGGATGCCTACTTCGGCGCCTCGCTGGGCAAAACCGCTCTCGGCCAGAAGAACTTTGGTGTGGAGATGCGGCGTTACGACCAGGGCAACAGCCTCGATCCGGCTGGCCTGATCCGCGCCGCTGTCGTCTACAACTTCTTCTTCGGCGTGTCGAAGCGCACCGGCTCCACCAACGGCTTCCGCGTGATCCGCTCGGAGACGAGCATCGCGTAGAGTCGACCGGCCTTGGGGCGTGCCGTTAAACGCCCCACACATTCTTCTTCAAAGGAAAAGCCATGACTTCCGCCCCCGCCAAAGCACAGCAAACCAACGTTTCCGGCACCGGAGAGACGACCATCGTGACCGCAGATTCCATGTCGCGTCTCAGTCTCGTCGGCCTCGTTGTCACCACAACCAACGCCGCCGCCGCCACGCTGACCCTCC